GAGTTGGAAGAAGTCACAGCTAATGCAAAGACCATTTCCGCCACAAATCCAAGCTCCGTTAAGTTAAAACAAGAAAAGGAAGATATGCAAAAAGCAAAAACTTCTGGTGCAACTAACACACTCAAAGCAAAGGGTGATGCTAAATCTGTTAAAACTCAAGCAATGGAGGATGCAGAGGTAGAAGGAGAAGTAGTTGAAGAAGAAGTTGAAGAAATCCAAGAGATGCCTAAACTAAAATCAGAAATGTTGGATGGTTTAGTTGCTCACATGAAATCCTTGAAGAAGGAAGACCTTGCAAAACTCTATGCTTCTAATCTTATGAACGAAGAAGAGGAAGAAGAAGAGGACGAAGAGGACGAAGAGGAAGAGGATATGGAAAGCAAAAAAGTTGCTAAAGAATCCATTGACCAAGTAGTTGATTCATTAGATGTTTCTGATGACGTAGCTGCCCTCACAGACGGAGAAGAACTCTCTGAAGAATTTAAGACAAAAGCTGCAACAATTTTTGAGACAGCAGTTAAGTCTAAAGTCCGTTCAGAACTTGAAAAAATTCAAGAACAAAATGACCAACTCATCGAAGAGATGGCTGAGTCAACAATCAATGACATGACAGAGAAAGTCGATGACTATCTGAACTATGTTGTTGAACAATGGATGGAAGAAAATCAATTAGCCATTGAGCGTGGACTCAAAGGTGAAATTGCAGAAGACTTTATTAGTGGACTGAAGAATCTTTTTGAAGACCACTATATTGATGTTCCAGATGAGAAGTATGACATTCTGGAAGCCAACTTGACACGTATTGAAGAGTTGGAAGAAAAACTTAACAAACAGATGGACGAAAATATCCAGTTGAAAAAGGCAAAAGGTGAACTCGTAAAAGAGTCCATGATTGCTGACATTGCTAATGGGATGACTGATACTGAAACTGAGAAGTTCCAAAGTCTGGTTGAGGATGTAGAATTTTCTGATGAAGAGTCCTATACGGAAAAACTTCAAACAATCAGAGAAAGTTATTTCGGAACACAAGAAGTATTAACTGAAGATGCTTCCGAAACAACATCCACAGAGCCTGTTGAAGAAGTCTCTAAGTCAATGGAAAAGTACTTAAAAGCCATTGGACGAGATGAAGCAAGGGCACAAAAATAATCTGAATATTTTCAAGGAGAATTTATGTACAATTCAGAAAATCTTCAAGAGAAGTGGCAACCAGTACTGAATCATCCCGATCTCCCAGAGATCACTGATTCTTACAAGCGTGCTGTTACTTCAGTAATCTTGGAAAACCAAGAGCGTGAAATGAACGCTCAACAGCAAATGCTTGCTGAGGCAGATATGGCTTCAGGTGCAGTTGCAAATTTTAACCCAGTGTTAATTTCACTGGTTCGTAGAGCTATGCCTAATTTGATGGCATACGATGTTTGTGGTGTTCAACCAATGACAGGTCCAACAGGACTCATCTTTGCGATGAAGGCACGTTATGGTGGTGGAGACACAGGATTCACCGAAGCTCTCTTTAATGGAGCTGAAACTTCTGCCAGTGGTAGAGGTGGAGTCGGCGCCGGAGACATTAAACAAGTCGGAACAAACCCAGGCGTTCTGAATGATGGAGGAACTGCTCCTCAGTCAGTTGATGGAGGTTCACCAGACGGAGTTTATAACGCCAGAGCTGGTATGACTTTGTCACAGGCTGAAGCACTTAGTGGTGGTTCAACTGGTACTGATGATGCAAGCCCACCAACTGGTGATTTCCCAGGCACAGCGTCTAGTGCTAAAGATGGGGAATTTCAGGACATGGGTTTCACAATCGAACAGTCACAGGTTACTGCTCGATCACGTGCCCTGCGTGCTGGATACACAATGGAACTCGCACAAGACTTGAAAGCTATTCATGGTCTGGATGCTGAGTCCGAATTGTCCAACATTCTTTCGACTGAGATCCTTGCTGAGATCAATCGTGAGGTTGTCCGTTCCATTTACACAGTTGCTAAGCCTGGTGCTCAGGGAACAACTGCTGATGGAATCTTTGATCTTGACACAGATTCCAATGGAAGATGGTCAGTTGAGAAATTCAAAGGTCTGGTATTCCAGATTGAGCGTGATTGTAACGCTATCTCAATCGAAACTCGCAGAGGAAAAGGAAATATCCTTATGTGTTCTGCTGACGTTGCTTCTGCATTGTCCATGGCCGGTACATTAGATGTCGGTGGAAACATGGGTGGAGGAAACTTGAGTGTCGATACATCGGGAAGTACTTTTGCCGGAACAATCGGTGGACGAATTAAGGTCTATGTTGATCCTTATGAGTCTCTTTCAACTGGAGCCGGAAACTGGTATGTCGCTGGATATCGTGGTGCTTCTGCATACGATGCCGGACTTTTCTACTGCCCATACGTTCCATTGCAAATGGTTCGTGCGGTTGGTGAGAATGACTTCCAGCCAAAGATTGCGTTTAAAACACGTTATGGAATGGCTGAGAATCCATTTGCCCGCGCAGCTGTTGCTGCTCAGATCGATGTTAATGCATTGGCACCTAGTCTTAATGTTTACTATCGAAGAGCGAGAGTAAATAACATCATGTAATCACATGATTATTAGGGGGGTAAAAAAGACCCCCCTTTTTTCCTACCTAAATACTTGTAGAGGAAATATATGGCCGATACAAGTCAACCCACAGTATTCGATTACGCATCACCCACAACTTGGAGGATTAAATTTGCAAGAATTCCCAAAGTTGAATGGTTTTGTACAAATGTAAATTTACCAGGCATCACTCTAGGTGAAGCTCAGTATCCTACTCCAATGATGGATACGTATCTTACAGGCGATAAATTAACATTTGAAACATTAAACATTACCTTTTTGGTTGATGAAGAATTACAGAACTATAGACAGTTATGGGATTGGATGGTTGGAATTGGAGCTCCAAAGAAACATTCACAGTTTTCAGCTGCTCTGACAGGTGGTTCTAATCCAACATCTCAAATGCCTACATCTGATGGTACTACTCCATCTGAAAGTGGACTTTATGATGATGCAACTTTGATTGTATATAATTCAAAGAATATTGCAAAGGTCAATATACACTTTAAACAAATGTTTCCAACCAGTTTATCTGGACTGGCCTATGCTCAAGATGCAACTGACGTAGATTATTTTCGTGCAGATGCTTCTTTTCGATTTATGTATTATGAGTTTGAAACATCGACATAAATACTAATGAGTCGCCCAGACATATTTTTGATTAAATAGTCCACTCGATTCATGTGCGACAACATACTTGGGTGCCTTGGGCGACTCATTTTTGAAAATATATTATGAACCTATCCGAAATACAAGACCAAGTTAAGCGAGATCTCAAAATAAATGATTTGGAGCTAGATATTGAGTCTTTACGAATCCCAGCATTACATACCAAATATCTCCAACTCCTTACAGAGAACTCTCTAAAACTCAAGAAAGCAAACGGAGAATTAGCTATCCTCAAGAGAAACAAGTGGATCTATTACACTGGAAAAGCTTCAGAGGATGTCTATAAGGAGAAGGGAGATTTTCCATTGAAACTCAAAACCAAAGATGAAGAAAGGACTTTCATCGAGGCTGATGAGGACATTCAAAAGAAAAAAACAGAAGTAGAATATTACGAGACTGTAGTTGATTATCTACAAGAGATTGTCAAACAAATTGGTCAGAGAAATTTTCAGATCAAAAATGCAATCGAATGGAGAAAGTTTGAAGCAGGAATGTGATGTTAGGATATGATTATCTATCTATTCCTTTAGATAATAGTTTATTATACAATTGGGCAAAACAGTCTTACAAAGAGTTTAGACTAGGGACTGCAGCTGGAAAAATATCAGAAAAAAGAAACAGTAAAGTATCTTTTCTAACCCCAAATGCAGAAATAAAAAAAGAATTATTCAGATTAGCAAATAATGCAAATGAGTTAGGTGGATGGGAGTTAAAACTTACAAATGTAGAAAATCTCCAATACACAGTTTATGAAAAGGGAGATTACTATAATTGGCATACAGATGTGGGTAAAAAAAGAAATCCTCTGGGAGTAAGAAAATTATCATTTACAATGTTAATGAATGATAATTATGAAGGAGGATTATTACAAATGGAACATGGTTCTCCTAATTCTCAAGATAGAATTTATAATATTTCTCCAGAGCTAGGAAATATTATTTGGTTTCCTTCTTATAAATGGCATCGTGTAACCTTAATTACAAGTGGAGTTAGACATTCTTTAGTATGCTGGTTCATAGGAGATCATGGGTGATATAATTCTTCACAAAAAAAATGAAGTCTATCTTCAAGTGGAGTGTGAAAGAAGTATCGCAAGGGAACTGAATGAGTTTTTCTCATACGATGTTCCATCTGCAAAATATATGCCTGCATACAAGAACAGGTTTTGGGATGGAAAAATTCGTCTGTTTGATTCTAGAACAAACCAGATCTATCTTGGACTGTCTAACTATATCAGAGAATTTGCCGATAAGCGTAGTTATTCAGTAGAAGGTGGAGGGTGGTCATCACTATCAACACATAAAGAAAATGTCAAGTCCTTTATTGAAACATTACATTTACCCATTGAACCAAGAGATTATCAAGTGGATGCAGTGCATCATGCCATACGATCTGGTAGGAGCGTCCTTGTTAGTCCTACTGCATCAGGCAAGTCT